ATCACGCGCGCGATTCAGGGCATCTACAAGCAGAGTAAGACCGTCATGGTGGCGGTCGGTGTCCCGGCCGATCAGACCGACGCCGAGCTGACGTCCGCAATCATCGGTGGCGTGTCGGCAGGTGGCGTGCGCACCGGCATGCAGGCGCTGCTCGATGGCAAATCGCTGTTCGACCTGAAGCCGCGGCTACTGATCGCGCCGGGCCACACGGCCAAGCAACCGGTCGCGACAGCGGCCGACGAGCTGGCCGCGAAGCTGCGCGCAATCGCGATCCTCGACGGGCCGAACAAGACCGATGAAGACGCGATCGCGTACGCGAAGAACTTCGGCAGCAAGCGGCTGTATCTCGTCGATCCCGGCGTGCGCTATTGGGACACGGCGAAGAACGCGGACGTCGACGCCCCGGCATCTGCGTACGCTGCGGGCCTGTTTTGCCAGACGGACGCGGCGATCGGTTTCTGGGCGTCGCCATCGAACAAGGAGATCGTCGGGATCAGCGGCACGAAACGGCCGATCGAATTTCTCGACGGCGACGAGACGTGCCGCGCGAACCTCCTGAACAACTCGTTCATCACGACGATCATCCGCGACGGCGGGTATCGCCTGTGGGGCAACCGCACGCTGTCGGCGGATCCGAAGTGGTCGTTCGTGACACGGGTGCGCACGCTCGACATCGTGATGGACGCGGTGCAGGCCGGGCACAAGTGGGCCGTCGACCGCGGTATCACGGCGACGTACGTGAAGGACGTCACCGAAGGGCTGCGAGCGTTCATGCGCGATCTGCGTATGCAGGGCGCGGTGATCAACTTCGAGGTGTACCCGGACCCGAAGCTCAATTCGGCTTCGCAGCTCGAGCAGGGCAAGGTGTACTGGAACATTCGCTTCACGGACGTTCCGCCGGCAGAAAACCCGATCTTCCGCTTCGAGGTCACGAACGAGTGGCTGACGGAAGTTCTCGACACGCAATCGTAAGAGGTCACGCATGGTTCCGGAAACTCTGAACAACATGGCGCTGTACGTCGACGGGCGCGGCTTTGCCGGCCGTGCGCCCGAACTGAGCCCGCCGAAGCTGAAGATCAAGACGGAGGACTACCGCGCAGGCGGCATGGACGCACCCATCAAGATCGACCAGGGCATGGAAGGCTTGCAGGCCGCGTTCTCGATGGGCAGCGTCGAGCGCGACGTGCTGAAATTCTTCGGCCTGGCCGACAACAACGCATTTAACGCGACGTTTCGCGGCGCATTCCGCGACACGCGCGGCAAGGTGAAGTCGGTCGCGCTCATCATGCGCGGCATGCTGTCCGAATACGATCCCGGCAGCTGGAAGCCGGGTTCCACGTCGGAACTGAAGTACACGGCCGAGCTGACGTACTACAAGGCCGAGATCGACGGCGCGGTGATCTGTGAGATCGACGTGCTCAACATGATCCGCATCATCGACGGTGTCGACCAGCTCGCCGATGTGCGCAAGGCGCTCGGCATGTAAGTGCGGTGGCCGGTGGCAACGCCGGCAAAGTAACTTTTCGATAACCCGAGGGGCGGTCCGTTGACCGCCCCTTTGTCATTTCTGAGGTGCTGAATGGAAACCGTGAAGATCACGCTGAAGTATCCCGTCTCGTTCGACGGTGTCGTGCGCAACGAGCTGGTGATGCGCCGCCCGAAGGTGCGCGACATGCGTACCGCGAGCAAGCAGGCGCAGGGCGACGACGAACTGCGCGAGATCGTGCTGTTCGCGACGCTCGCCGAGGTCGCTCCTGACGATATCGAAGCAATGGACATGGTCGATTACGACGCCATGCAGCGTGCGTACGAATCCTTTCGATCCGTTCGTCCGGCTCCCAATCGAGACGGTAAAGGCGCTGGCTCGACGGATGATGAAGGAGTACGGAGCGCAGCCGCAGTCGGTTGAAGACATGACGATCGACGAATTGTTGTGGTGGCTGACGGATTGAGCGAGGACAGACATGGCACGCGATATTGCACTTGGCATCGTCATCGGCGGTGCGGTGTCGGCAACGCTCGGTAAGGCGTTTGCCGATACGAATTCGAAGATCGTCGGGCTGCGCAAGACTGCGAGCGAGCGCGGCATGTGGCAGCGGCAGATCGGCGAGACGATCAAGCTGCAGGAGGAGTTCCGCCGTCTGCATCTTGCCGGCGACAGCGCGGCTGACGGGATTCGGCGCAAGCTGGACAACAATGTCCGTGCGCTGCGTGACGCGGGGTTCGAGGTCGACCGGCTTGATCGCGCATATGCCCGGCTCGGCCGGACGGTGCGCGGACTGGAACTGAAGGCCGCCGGTCATGAACGACTGGCGGCCGGTCGCGAAGGCATGAGCAGCGCGGCGGGTGATGCGGTGAAGCTCGGTGCGGCCATCGCCGTGCCGACCGCGGTGTCGGCCCAGTATCAGGCAATCATCCGGGACATTGCCATCAAGGCCGGCATCGCGCGCACCGAGCAGGAGCGCACGATGTCCGAGCGCATCCGTCGCGACGCGCTGTCGAACGGAATGGGTCGCAATGAGTTGGCCGACGCCGTCAACCAGATGGTCGCGGCCGGGATGGACGTCGATCGGGCGCTGAACTTCGGCCCGGCCGTCGCGAAATTCTCGGTAGGCCAGGGAGCGTCGAGTGTCGAGACGGCGCAGATGATCCAGGCGCTGCAACAGAACGCGAACATCGCGGATCCCAAGGCGATGATGAAAGCGCTCGAGGCGATCGCGTATCTCGGCAAGGAAGGTTCGTTCGAGTCCGTCGACATGGCCCGGTGGTTCCCGGTGCTGCTTGCCGAAATGAAGAAGATCGGCATCACGGGGCAGGACTCCGTGACGCAACTCGGCGCGATGCTGCAGGTTCAGATGAAGACCGCCGGCAACGCCGACGAGGCGGCGAACAACCTCAAGAACTGGTTCTCGAAGATCGGTTCTGGCGAGACCGAGCGCAACTACAAGAAGGCCGGCGTCGATTACGAAGGGAAGATGAAGGAGGCGATCGGCAAGGGCTGGTCGACGCTGGAGGCTTCGTTCGTGCTCGCTCGGGCGTACATCGAGCGCGTCGATCCGAAGAAGGCTGCGCAGCTCGCAGCGGTGGCGAAGCAGCTCAACAGCGAGCTGGATCCCGCCAAGCGTCAGGCGCAGATGCGAGCCTTCGAGGACACGATGAAGACCGGCGACCTGTTCAACGACATGCAGGTCAAAGCGGCGCTGACGGCCTACATGCAGAACGCCGATCTGTATCAGAAGCTCAAGCGCAACGCAGCGGACGCCAATGGCGAGATCGACAAGGATCTCGCCGATCGCCGCGCAACGTCGAAGCAGATCTGGAGCGAGGTTGTCCAGCAGTGGGACGACGCGATGCGCAGTATCGGCGATGCGCTGCGACCCGTGACCGATCTTGCCGGGAAGGTTGCGAAACGGACTGGCGAAACGGTGCAGCGCGCGTCGGACGCTGCCCCCGGCGCGACGGCGGCAGTCGTCGGCGTCATTGGCACGGCGATCGCCGTTCGCGGCGCACGTGCCGCATGGAGCATGGGACGCGGGGTGCTCGACATTCTGCGCGGCGGTTGGATGGCGCGACGCGGTGGCGGTGGAGCGGCCGGGGGCGGTGCCGCCGGAGGGCGCGTTGGTAAGGCACTCGACGCGTTGAGCGGTGCTGCCGGAGGCGTGCAGCGCGTATTCGTCGTCAACCTGCCGGGTAGCGGTCTTGGCGGCGTTGCCGGGGCCGCAGGTGACTTGCTCGGCGATCTGGCCGGTGGCGGCTCCAGCGGCGGCCGTGTTCCGCGCGGTCGTCTCGGTCGTGTCATCGGTGCGTTTCGGACGGTCGCAGGCCGTTTCGCCCCCTACGCCGGGAAGCTGGCCGTCGCGGGCAGCGTTCTGAAAATCGCATTTGCGGCGAAGGACGCGTATGCGGTCGCGCGCAGCGATCAGCCGACCGCGCGGAAGGCGGAAGGGTACGCGAGCATCGGTGGGTCGCTTGCCGGGGGCGTCGTCGGGGCGAAGCTCGGTGCCGGTATCGGCATGCTCGGCGGCCCGATCGGTGCGGCCATCGGTGGCGTGCTCGGCGGTGCGGTCGGTACGTTTGCCGGTGGAAAGTTACTTGGGGCGATGGCGCGGTGGGCGACGGGTTCGAAGGACGGCGACAGCGACGCGGTGAAGGCGGCCGCGAAGGTGGCGGCCGGCCCGGACTCGCCGCAGTCGCGGCCGTTCAAGGTCGAGCAGCAAAACTCGTTTGCCCCGGTGTTCCACATCAAGGTCGAGGGCGGCACGGACGCGGAGATCGCCGACAAGCTGCTCGCGCGCATCAATCCGCTGATCCAGCGAACCATGAGCGAGTCGATGGACAAGAGCAACCGGTCGGCGATGTTCGATGCGCCGCATCTGTAAGGGGACGGGATGGACTTCATTTCGAGTGTGACGCAGGCGGCAACGCAGGCGAGCATCGCGTCCGAACGCGTGCGGCACGTAGTGCGCGTGTTCGATCGGAATCGCAGCGCGAGCCAGAACACGGTCGACACGCTGACGAAGCTCGCGACGGGGAACCTCACGTCGGCCGCTGACCTGTTGCGCGGCGCGACGAGCATGCTATCGGTGGCCGGAGACCTGAGTCCACAGATCGGCACGGTGATGCGCAGTTTTTCGGCGACGGGCGCTGCCGTCAGCGGCATCGTGAAGATGATCGGCGGCGTCAATCACCCGTTGATCCAGTCGGCCGCGCAGTCGGTCATGGGTGCGTTGGGCGACACGAAAACACGGTTCACCGCGTTGGTCGGCGAGCAGACGGCGGGCGCACTGCAGTCGTTCGCGCAGACGACCGGCCTCAGTTCTGTCCTTTCCGGCCTGTTCGACAGTGCGACGTCTTCCACCCCTCATCTGCTGACGCTATCAACGGATGACGGGGACGCGTTCCACTTCGGACTGTCGACGGCGGCGTTCGACAAGCTGCGGCGCACGACGCGCTTCAAGATCGCATCGCAGGAACGGCTTAATCGCGAGGAGGCGCAGCAGCCAGTGAGTCAGGGCGGCGACACGATCACACTTTCGGGCGTGGTGTTTCCGTCGCTCGGTGCCGG